AATTCCGGGTATAATTTGACCTGTAAAAATGTAAGCACCTAGTGCTGCGGAGAATCCTAGCATAGCTAGTCGTCCGTTTAATTCCTCAGCCTCGTGCCACTGATCGTTACTATGGTTATGATTTGTCATAAGTCTTGGGGGTGTTTCTGTTGGAAAAATATTTTGTTTACCGTATTCGGTAGTAATCATGAGTTCGGTTTGGGTAGTATACATATGGCGAGGACGATACGATTCGGGTCGCCGCTATGATTACTATACGTTTACCTCGTTGACTTTTTTTGCTTTAGCTTTCTTAGGATATAATTTAATAGCATCTTTGAGTTTTTGTACATCACCTTGAGCATCTTTCACAGCTTTGTCGAAAGCACCACGACTTTTTTTAAGCGGATCGTGTACCATTTTTTTTACCTATCCCTTAGCTGTTGCTTCATATACTTGTCGTGATACTTCTTTCTTTCTTGTTCAAAGTTATGATCACGATATTCTTTCTGAGCTTCTCTTGCTCTTTGTATCTGACGTTCGGCTATAGTGTCTCCTAGCCTACGTTCTTCATCCCATGTTGGTGCCATGTTAAATTCCGTATTTCTTTTTTAGTTCTTGATACCTAGCTCGACCGGCATCAGTATCAGGAAAGCCGTATACTTGGTGCATACTGTTGTTAAATTCGTGGTACTCTTGACGAACCATTCCGTCATTATCTCTAGTGATAGGAAGAGGTTTACCTTCTTTGTTATACAAAGGGACATCCCTATACAGTATAGGGTTGCCACTAGGATCATTTCCTATATGATCTTGCCAGTTATGCTTAGGGTCTCTGTAATAATCACGACCATCAGGTAACTGGAAATCAGGTTTATCGACGTGTGTACCATGTGCTATCTTTAAGTCTTCAACTTTCTTTTTCTTCTTTGTTGATGTTGATGTAGCCATAATGTTTTCTAAGCGTTTACGCTATTAACTTTTCTCTTCAGCTTCGCTTTCTTAGGTTTCTTACCGTAATCAGGATGGTCAGGATGTGAGGGACCCCACGGTCTGTAAGGTGCATCCTCTCTGTTTGGTTCTTTTCCGGGCATTACTGTTTTACTCCTTTGTTAAAAGTTTAAATCTGATCTGTCTAGTTTTTCGATAACGTCTTGCCTGTAGGCAGGGTCTCTATCATACCTCTTGTCGCTCATAGCTGCTACCAGTTCTGCCTGACTACGGAATGTATCCTTAGTGGATGTTGGTGCTTTTCCTGTATACATTTTTCCTTCGTATCTGTTTGCTTGTTCGTACTGTGACTTCAATCCGTTAACTGCTAATTGTATAGCACCGATGTTACCTTCACTCATAATATTATCAAATGCTTCTATAGATTGCGTATCAAGATTGGTGCTTGCCCACTTAACAATATTAGTATAAGCCTCGTCTCCTCCTACAGAACTTTTAACTGAATTAATTTGTGATTCAGATAAATCATTTGCAGCAGATGTAGCTTCTTCTGTTTCAGAATTTTTATTTAACTCTATATAAGCATTAACTAACTCTTCACTAGATAAACCTTTAAATTTATCTAAGGTTTCAGTTGATAACTTACCTTCATTTGCATAATATTCATCAGAAGCTGATGAAATAAGTTCAGCATTATCTGATAATGTTGGTTCTTCAGTTTTCTCTGGTTCTGACTCTTCAGTTTCCTCTGGTTCTGATTCAACTTTGGCTTCAGATTCTTGATCACCTAACTTAGCTTCTAACTCTTTATAAGCTTTTTCTAATTCTTCAGCAGATCTATACTTACCAGCTAATAATGATTCTTGTTGTTCAGCTAGCTCTTCACCAACTTTTAAAGAATCAACTTCGTCTGACGTAAGATTGTCAGACAAAGTTTCGGTAGGTAGTGTAGTATCTACGGTGAATGTATTGTTTTCCATTTACTGTTGGGGGTCTTCTTGTGGTGGTTCGGGTGTATCTCCGCCTACTAGATTTTCTATAGCTGAAGATGCTTGCTCTGCTAATGCTGGATTCTTTGTTGGGTCCATAAGTGGTGTGCCTGCAAGTTGTCCTGTTTGTTTCACAAGCTCTTGCTGTGCCATTAACTGCATCTGCTCTTGCTTCATTGCTTCTAGCTGTTCTGGAGTCTTGATTAGGTTTAATACATCTATACCCTGTGCTGCTGCTAATCTGTATATAGCTTCAGACGGATCTATGAATTTAACTAAAGCTTCTGGTCCTAGAGTTTGTGCTACTGTTCCCATGAATCTAGTTAAGGCTTCGTTGTCTTGTCCTCTACCTAATGAATTTATACCAGCTACTATCTTAGGTCTAACGACATCTTTAGGTAGCTTAGGTATTTGATTACTACGCTGTAATATTAGCATAGTTCTGTTTAAATATGGAACTAAAAACTCAACTGTAAGTAAACTGAATAGCCCACCCAAAGATTGTTCTAGCTCTAACTGAGTAAGGCGTACCTCTTCAGCTGTAACTCTCTCTGCATTTCTTACATTCATAACTAAGAAAGCTTCAAGGATTCTCTTCTCTATTGACTGCGACATCTGTGCAGCTGTGGAGAAGTCAGCAGTTTTACCTACCTGTACAACTCCTACATCTTCTGGTCTACCCTGTATAATAGCTCCGTTGCCAGCCTTGGATAAAGTTTGTGGTTTGGTTGTAGCTGATGGTGATACAAGAAAAACAACTTTACTTGCCACACTAGCACCTTCTACTAGAGCTTGAGATAATCCATTAAGACTACGTAAGTCTCCGATAAATTCCTCTACTCTACCTCGACCATAATCTTCACCATCTACTGTATTGAATCGAAGAACTAACCATGGAGAAGCGTTCTTGGGTGCGGTACTACGGCTATCTGGAAGGATCATATCGTCCACTTCCTGATGCCAGACCCAGCGACCACTGCCTTCATCCATCTTAACACAGGTGTATACCTCAGCGTCGTCTTCATATGGTCCTAAGCCTTCGCTGTTTGGACCTGTATTTTGGTCAGGTTTTTCTAGACCTAACACTTTTCTATTTATTATTTCTTTAGTAACAATCTCTATGACATTACCATTACCGTCTCTTTCTACTACGTATCTTTGCAATGGAAAATGTTTTAATCCATCTTTGCCCATAAATATAAGAGCATTACCAGATACGATTAGATGCTTCAATGCTTGGTGTACGACAACTCTATCATTAGATGCGGCTATAAAGTCCATTATTAATCTTTCTATTTTGGAAAAAGATAAGTCTAACTCTGTTCGTATCTGTGGATCAAGTGTTTGTCCAAGCTTGTCGTCACGTACTTGTAGCTTAAAGAAGCTAGTCTGTGGTGGTAGTGTAGCAAGCATGAGTTTAGCTGCTAGAGTAACTACAGCCTTAGCTCCAACTGAGTGCCAAGGTTGCTGTAGTATCTTTTTACCTTTATGGGTTTCGTCTCTAGTAACTAAATAAGGTAAGGTAAGTTCAGAACATTCTACAGCCATGTCAAGAAATTGAGTTCTTCCTGATTGTAGTTTGTCATATCTTTCCTTTGCCTTATACATTCATTCCTCCTGAGTCAGCTCCTGCTTCGTTACCGGGGTTAAGTGGGATCTTCAAAGCATCAGTTCCTGTCTTTGCAGCTGTTCCTCTTGGATCAGTCTTTGCTGTTGTACCATACTCTACGCCTGCTACGTCTTCTGGATCTACTAACTCTTTCTTGTCAGGTTTTCTAGATGCTCGTGCTAAGTCAGGCTGCCTTGGTTGTATAGGAGCCGGTGTAGGCATAGGTTGGGGTCTATTTCTAGGCCAGCACATTATTTTATTCCTCCATAAGGGTTTTTACATATTGTACCACTTCCTGTTGTCCAGAGCGATACATGATGGAGGCTAAATCCTCCTTGGGGTGGACGGGGTACCAAGCGAACTTGGTTTCCAAATCCTCTACTAATTTCTCTAGTTTATCTGAATAAAAGTTAAGCGTATTGAGGGAGGTTGGTGTTTGCATGTTCAAAAAATGCTGGCATACGAGCTGCTTTTGTGTCATTCCCT